CTAAAGTGTTTTAGGTCGCTTTTGTTTCATCATTTTTTCAAAGTTGTCAGCTGCATCTTTTTGCATATCTGGCATGACGTGACTATAAACGTCCATTGTGATACCAACTCGACTATGACCTAATCGTTCAGATACTACTTTTGGATGCTCTCCCAGCTGTAAAAGCATTGTTGCGTGAGTATGTCGTAAATCATGAAATCGTATAGGCGGCAATCCGCATCCTTTGATTAAACGTTCATAATGTCTCAGGAGATTGCGAGGGTCTTGTGGTCTTCCGTCATCATAAGCAACAATCAAATCAAAATCTTGATACCCCTCGCCATATTGCAGCTTGTTTTTATTTTGTCTTGCCTTATGAGCCTTTAACTCATCTATCACAAAGTTAGGTATGGAAATTCTTCTTTTTGCGCTTTTAGTTTTAGGCTCTTGAAAAGTAATTCCTTGTTTAGCAGGTCGGTATAATGTTTGTTGAATGCTTATTTTTGCTTGTTCGAAATCAACGTCCTTCCATCTAAGACCAAGTATCTCCCCGCGTCTCATTCCTGTATATATTGCTAAAACAAAAGCAATAAGGTATTTGTCTTTCCTGGCATAATCTAAGAACTCATTTGCTTGTTCGGGGCTCCATGTAACAATTTCTTTTTGCTCTAGCCGAGGCGGGTCAACATTGTCCATAACATTTTTTGAAATCAGTTGCCATTTCACTGCTTGATTCAATGCTTTTTTTAGTACAGAGTGAAGATATTTAATATAGTCAGCAGAGAGATTTTCTTTTTGAAGATCAGAGAGATATTTAGTCACCTTAATAGGGGTTAACTTATCTAAATCAATCGTACCAAGAACAGGTTTAATGCGACTATTTACAGCTATTTCATGGTTAGCATAAGTAGATGAGCGAAGTTTATTTTTTGCGTAGTTCTCCAGCCAAAATTCCAGATAGCTTCCTAGAGATTGTTTCTTAGAAATAGTTAAATCACCATTTTCATATTTCGTGATCATTTCCGCACAAGCTGCTTCGGCTTCTTTTTTTGTTTTAAATCCGGATTTAGTAATCTGTTTTCGTTTTCCAGTTTCCGAATCAACTCCTAAAGAAATGGCAAATGACCACTTGCTTCCTCGTTTCCTGAAATGCCCCTTCAAAATCTAACTCCCCCTTTTTGAAAAATCAAAAAAAACAATGTAGGCGTATCAAGTCAGATACGCCTATTCATTTTTGTCTGGAACATGCTCGATAATGTCCTCAATCTTGCAATCCAAATGAGTACAGATTTTATCAAGTACTTCTAGTGCTACATATTCGTCCTTGCCCATCTTTGCAACGGTGGAGGCAGAGAGGAAATCCCTTAAATCTCCTTTTTTAATGCCACGGTCAATCATCATCTTAAAAAGCGGCTTATAGGTGAAAGGCAATTTATTAACACCCCCTTTAAAAGGTTTTAAAACCTTTTAAAGTATTCTAAAACAATATTTTGAGTTTGTACATGTTTTTTTGATTTCGCAAACATTTATATTGACATTTCATACTTCGCAGAGATATCATTTGTATTGTGATATAAAAGTATGAGAAATCAAACAAAAGGTTGTGATCGCATTGCTTACTTCTGATAAAATTATTGAGATGGCTAAGCATAGTCATTTCAAATCAAAGGTTCAGCTACGCGAATCAATTCAAGAGCATCTTATGTCTCTTAAAGAGAAATTAGCTCCTTCAACGTTGAGAGTGTTAGATGTAATTAGAAAGCGTTCAATGAACTCCTCACAGGGAACCCTAGGTGTTGCCTATCTCTTAATTGATTCTATATGTAAGATGGCTAAAACGAGCCGTGCGAGCGTTGAAAGAGGCATAAGAAAGCTAGAGCAGGTGGGGATTATCAAACGTATTGCCACAGCTAGAAAAACGGGGCTTCAGGGCGCTAATATGTTTGTCTTTTTACCCTCAAATGACGGGGTTGAAATGAAGGGGTTAGATGGAGCGAAAAGATCAACAGTATCAAGCTCAGAGGCTGGCAAAGGCAAGTCTGATACAGGTTTTCTTAATACTCCTAAAAACCAAAAAGAAAAGACCAAAGATAACGTTAAAATAACACGGCTGGAAAAGGATTTCTCAGTTACTCCAAGCTACATCCCGAGAGATTTTGTTAAGGCAATTAAACCAGCATTCCCTCATGGGGCAGTTATAAAGCAGTTTTGGAGTAGAGTAGTGATGTTTAAGCGCATAACAGGCTGGGAAAGAAACGAGAATGTCATGCCTGTTGCCTTAGATGCTTGGGAATACACGAAAAATGAGTATAAACGGGACCAGAAGGAATGGGGGGTAGATAGATTTTTGAAATGCTTCTACGGTACGATGAAGAGGATCGAGGAGAAGAGAACCAAAGAGCTGGTTGCTCAGTGGGCGTAAAAAAGTTATATACTAAATATTCCATTTACTGCTATAATTCACCTTAATACAATAGTTCGGCTCTCAAGGGTAGTCGGCTCACTCTCTTTTATCCCAACAGGGAAGGGGGTGAGAGTATGACGGTATACGAGGCAATTTCATTAATGATAGCGTTTGGATTGTTAATCGTTGCCATACTGTCTTTCCACAAAAGGAAATAGACTTCCCTTGACCTGACCAGTTGGGGAAGTCTATTTTCTAATAGCACTTTGAGCCGGCCCTTTGCAGGGACAGACTATTGTATCGACCGTAGGTGTTGGAGCACCTGCGGTCTTTTTATTATACGTAGTTACGTTTAGTTTAACACAGAATAGGGCTAAACTAAACTAAATTATTGCACAATGGAAGGTGGATACTTTTATCTTTATTAACAAAAAGTTATACAATGAGTGCCATGTATAAGTAAAGGTAAAATCGTTACGGGTTAATGGTTTGGATTAAATCAAACAAAAACACAATAAATCAATCCAATTAGCGTCAGAATATGGAATTTAACAAATAACTATACCAAAATTTTCATGGATAGGTCTAGCTTAGAAAGTTAAATTTTGTTAAGATAAAGAAAAATTTAGTGAAAATAAAAAGCAAGCCAACATGCCTGACTGGATTCGCCAATCTAGTCAGGTCTGACCACCGACCTCAGCTCGGTGAACAGAAGCACTTTTCGTACCCGTCAGCTTACTTGCTATCCATTGTAGCGAGTTTTCAAATTTTTGTCATTAGTATTTATTTAGTTATTTGACAAAAGTTTAGTTGATGGACGAAAGTTTCCTTGCGGGAAAAGCTCTGTCACCTGAAAGCAAACGGTGATGGAGCTTTTTGTTTTAGAAGGAACCCTCCATAACGAATTTTGCTTAACATACCACGAAAATTGGTAGGGGGACTGACAATCTAACAAGGATGGTGAAATTATGAATATAACATTAGGTAGTGTTATTGGGAAATATAGAGAAGAAATGGGATTATCAATAAATGACGTGGAAAAGGCCATGAAAATTACACGCTTAAAAAGAATCGAAGATGGTACTACAAGTCAACCAAAGCTACAAACGCTTGACAAACTAATAAAATTTTTAAAGATACCGATTGAAGAAATAGCTGAAATGTATGTAAATAAAGTTAATAATAAAGAGGTTGTAATGGAAATACTTCAGAGGGTTATCCAGGTGTCAACCGAGGAGTTACTGTTCAATATAACCCATCATTTCATTACTATTAGTAACTCAATTAACGCTGGAATGAGCGATTTAAAGATATTTGCTTCCTCGATAAAAGAAAAAAAACATGCATCCATCCTGTATTCAGTTTTAGCTAGACATGCGATAACGTACAGTAGAAATGATTTATTAGCTGAATTTCTTTTCTCAGAATATATGATACAAAGGGACATTGATATTACAAAATCCTACTACCTTGGGAAAAGGTTAATTGATCATGCCCACATGCTAGATGAGGAAAAACGTATCATAGCACTATATAAAGTTGGGGTACATGCAAATTTATTAAAACAATATGAAGATAGTAACAATTACTTGAAAATCATCGTTCAAGATCACAAATCTGATTCTCCATACAAAGAAAAAGCTTATCATGCTTATTACAATAACTTGATAAACATCGGACAAATAAATGAAGGGGAGTGTTATTTAGAAGAATATGCTTTAAAATTTAATAAATACGATAGTTCTAACTACATCATTGACAAAGCTATTATTTACGCTAAAACGAATAGAATTAGTAAGGCGATATTTGCACTGGAAGAATATATGAAGAACTATGAAGAGAATCACGACACAATTATTGCCATTAATTTGCTAATGGAGTTATATATAAAGACCAATAGGTTTGATCAAGCTAGAAATTTATATCAATATGAAGGCTCCTTCGAACGATTGTTAAAAGTAGATAATTTGAGAGGCCCTTTTAATCAAACTCGCTATGGATTATACTTACGATTAAAGGGGCGTATAGAATATCTAGTGGGCAATGTCAGGTCAGCTGTAAACATAATTCTTGATAGTATGGAGACATTTAGTGCAATAGGGTTTAAAGATGAATTTTTAGAAAGTATGCGGATTTTGTATACTTTCAATCAGACACAATTGATCGGTCATTTATCTCCTGGTAAAACCATTTTTGATACAAATGTACAGATAAGAATTTCAGAATTATTAAATTCAATCATACTAAAAGAAAGTAGGTTATAAAACATGAAAAAGTTATTACTTTCCTCGCTGTTGATATTATCTTTAATGTTAACCACTTCTGTAGTAGGAGCAGAAGCACCAACTAAATTATCAGGCATTAATAATAAAATCGTTTTTATCACTGATCCAGAGTGGTAAGTAACAAAATATAAAAAGGACCCGGTGAAATGGGTCTTTTTTTGTGTCGAAAATACATACAATTTGTCGAAGATACAAATTTGTGTTTATTAAGGTAAAATTATTTTTATAAGGGATAATTTTTAAACTATAGGGGGAGTTTTACATAATGCATAATTCATTTTTGGATTTTTGTCAGGATGATATGCAAACTCAGGGATCTGACAATAAGGATATATCGAAAACTAATCTTAGTGAAAATTATAGTCTAGTACGTGATTTAGTTATTTTAAGTAAAACCGATTCTGAAGCAAAAAAATTCTTAAATTTAGTAAAGACAGAAATAAAAAACGCCAGCCTCCCATGAACGGGATGAGTTGGCGTTTTTTATTTGTTTGCTTGTACATAGCTTTTAATCATGTCTAAAATAACTCTTTTTTTATCTTCTGAAAGTGATTCTAAGTCACGCATAATCTCTTCAGTTTCCAGATCAATAGATCGGCCAAGAAGATAGTCAATTGAAACCCCATAGATTTCAGCTATCTTTTGAACGATAGGTGTGTCAGGAACTCTGCCTTTTTCATAATTAGAATAGGCTTGACGAGTAATGCCGATTTTATCTGCAATTTGCTGGTGAGTGTATTTGTTTTTTGTTCTTAGTTCTTTAATGATTTGAGCAAACAAGGTGTTCACTCCTTTGATTTTAGTAGTGCTACATAACCGATAGTAATTCTATCATTATTATAATAGTCTTGTTAGAAATAGGCAACAAACAGTTGCATTAAAAAGTAGAAAAAAGGATTGACAGCAACGTATCGTTGCGTATAACATGAAATCATAACAGCAACGCCACGTTGCGTAGGAGGTGTTTTAGATGCTCACTCGTGAGTGGTTAGTAAAAGCGCGTGGCAATATGACACATGAAGAGGTCTCTAGATTAATCGGAATATCTAGACAATATTACAGTATGATTGAGCAAGGTGTCCGAACACCGTCAGTCCCCGTTGCAAAGCGAATAGGAGAAGTACTAGGTATAAATTGGGCTATTTTTTTTGTTGAAAATAGCAACATTGTGTTGCTTTGAAGCTTGGTGTTAAGCAATGGTATATAGCATGGAAGGAGTTGAATAAATGATTAAGTTGGTTTTCATTGACAAAGGAAAAGTAATTACAGATACCCGGATAGTAGCAGAAACGTTCAGTAAAGAACATCGGCGTGTTATGCAAGATATACGTGATTTAAATTGCAGTAAAGAATTTAGACAGCACAATTTCGTGCTTTCCTCATATCGAAGTCAACAAAACAAGGAATTACCAAAGTACAACATGACACGTGACGGATTCACGTTCCTAGTCATGGGATATACAGGCAAAGAGGCTGCACGCTTTAAAGAAGACTACATAAGAGCATTCAACCAGATGGAACAGCAGTTAGCATTAGTCTCAACGCCTTCCTACATGATTGATGATCCGATTAGACGAGCTGAGAAGTGGATAGAGGAACAGAAACAGTATCAAGTGGTGGAAGGAAAGGCGTTAGCTTTGGAACAGCGTGTAGCTGAGTATGAACCTAAAATCACTTACTTGGATCACATCATAAATTCAAAAGACACAGTTACTATCACACAAGTTGCCAAAGATTATGGTTTAACTGGTCAGCAGCTTAATAAGATTCTGAATCAAGAAAAGATCCAATACAAACAAAATGGGCAATGGCTGCTATACCGTGACCATCATGATAAAGGATATACCAAGTCAATCACTGTTGATGTTCCTCATAAAGACGGAACGGCAACAGTCAAAATGAATACTCGCTGGACTCAAAAAGGCAGATTGTTCATCCATACACTATTAACCAACAGAGGCATCATTCCAGAGATGGATAAGCAAATTGCGAATTAAAGGAGGGGGTTTTTATGCAAACAATTGAAGAAATGCCTCAGATTCTAACCGCCCAGCACATCGCGTCATATCTACACATATCTGAACGTAGAGCCTACGAATTAATGGAGTTAAAGAACTTCCCGCTGATTAGATTGGGTAGAAGCAAAAGGGTTAATAAAGAAGGATTTATTCGCTGGCTTCAAGATCAAGAGGGGGCTAATCAAGTTCTTTCTTAGGGTAGTTAACAGCCTATGAAATCTGATCTACCAATAAAAAGGAGATGGTAATTTGAAAATCAACCACATTGTCCGTCGTGGTCACTGGCACTTGGTTGTTATTGGAAAGGCAAAAGACATCCAGAAGTATGCACAGAAGAACATGGAGACTTTGAGGGGGATTGGAAAAATGAACGATGCTAAAGATTTTAATTGTGCCTGGAGGGGAAAAGCCTAATGGCAACGATTCAAGATGTTATCCGCGCAATGAAAAGTGATCGCGCTGAACAACGCATTCCTGTTGCTAGGCTGGAACTCAATTATGAATTGGCCACTTTATCAGATGCATTGAAAAGTGGAGATCAAGAACAGATTCAACAGTCTAATGCAAGGCTTCGAGAATTAAGAAGAGAGCTGGTTCTATTGGAAGCGTGAGGGGGAGGTGAATAAAGCTTGATGTGCTTAGAGTCTCAGATAAAAAAGATATTGCCCTTAGATAAAAAAGTGCTATTTGTATGCATTGGCACTGATCGATCTACTGGGGATGCTCTTGGTCCATTGGTTGGCACAAAATTATCTAAACGCGGATATGAGGTCTTAGGAACTTTAGAGGAACCCGTTCATGCATTGAACATCAAAGGAACCCTAGATTTAATGAACACACAGTATCCTGACCATTTCGTAATTGCTATTGATGCAGCACTTGGACAAATCAGTTCTATTAGAAAAATAAAGGTAGTCGAAGGGCCTTTAAAACCAGGACAAGGTGTTGGAAAGGATTTGCAGGCTATTGGACACGCTCATATTCATGGAATTGTTAATGTAAGTGGGTTTATGGAGTATCACGTTCTGCAAAACACGAGGCTATCAGTAGTTATGTCTATGGCTGATCAAATAACAAAAGCAATTGTAAAAAGCTTAAAGCCAAAAAAGAAAAAAAGGAAAAAGACCCTGCGTAGTAGCGCAGAGCCTCGTTAACATTTTTACACCCAGCCCTATAGTACCTTTTTCGGGTTGGAATTTCAAGTCGGATTAGTAGGAACCCAGTAATTCAAATATTTCTATAGGGGGACAAGCTTTTGACAATTGATCATCGATTGAAAAATCTCGAAGCGGAAATGGATAGAATAGTAGCTTTACAAGAGCAAACAAGGGAAGAGATTAAACAACTTGTAGTTAGTCTGGGGGCGACTCAATTAAAGCTTCAAGAGTTGCTAACGCATGATGCTGAGTTGACAGAGCTCTTTCAGTTTAAACGGGCAGCGATTACCAGACTGAAGATAGATAAAGCTAACATTCACTAAGTGTGTTTGAAATATAGGATCGGAATAAACCAATTAAAAATTAGGAGGAATTACATTATGAAATCAACGGGAATCGTTAGAAAAATTGATGAGTTAGGAAGAATCGTTATACCGAAGGAAATACGGAAAACGCAGGGTTTAACGTATGGTACTCCTATGGAATTGTTTGTTGACGAGGATCAAATCATTTTACGAAAGTACGAGCCGGGGTGCGTCCTTTGTGGAAGCGTTCAGGATCTAAAGATACACAAGAGCGGGAAAAAGATTTGTAAGAAATGCCTATAAATCAAGGAGGTGTTTTTGATTATGGAGGATAAAGAGACGGAAATTTTTGATTATTGCGATAAATGCGAGAGGGAAATATACGCAAATCAGAAGGTTTGGAAGGCTGGAAATGAATTGTTTTGCGATTTGGGATGCTTAATAAATGGCTTGAAAGTTGATTATGTGACGATCACAACCAAGCGCAAGTAGTCGAAACCAGGAGACGACTCCTGGTCGCAGGGAGCTGACCTACCCTGCCTGATGAGACAGGCTAAAAAGGGGTGAGAAAGATGTAGAGGGTACAAGAGAGTTGGGAGGGGAGCCCAATTCGAGAATTGAGTCTGAAACTATGGAATTAGCTATATCGCGGGTTTCGTCCCCGCGTGGAGCTTGCAGTTCCCTGCAGGTTGCACGGGTGGATGAATCCATCCAAGAGTAGTGAAAGAAGAAGGGAGAGAAACGCATGTTCAAATTGGACGATTTTGCAAATGGTGCTCTTGCAGAAAAATTCAACATCGAAGCGCAACGGGTTCTGGAGAACATCGCAGATCCGAATACGGATCCGAAGAAGGCACGTACCATCACCTTGTCAGTCACACTCAAAGCTGACGAGAACCGCGAACTTGCTATGGTTGATATCAACACGAAAGCATCGTTGGCCCCAGCGAAGGGCGTACAAACGAAGATCATCATGGATCGAGATAGCAAGGGGAAAGTCGTTGGAGCTGAATTAAAGTCTGGTACCGTTGGTCAGGCCTACATCACGGATGATGGCGATATTGCGGACGACCGGGGCAATAAAGTTGTTCAATTCAAATAATCGGGAGGAAAAATCATGATTAAAGAAGCCTTGAAATATTTGATTTATCTTGGAAGTACAGAAATTTTTACTACTGATACTGGTCAGAAATACTCTTCGCAACCGGTTCACTTGGTTAATCAGCCAACACCAGAGGCTCTAGTTGTTCGGAATCTGTCGGGACTAGTTGATTATCTGGTGAACAACTTTGACGACCAGCCGCCAGTCCTTGTCCATGTCGCTAGTCCAACAAAGGTAGATGTCTTCAGTTCATTCAACCGGGATCTTGAACGAAATCATTTGATTCAGGCAGAAGCATTACTCCCTAGAATCTCTTTCGGGCAATTTTTGGATACGGAATCTTTCAATATTCTTTTGCAAAGCTGCTTTGTCCCCAATGAAGCTCGTGCCATCGTGCTAAAAGTAATCGGCAATATTAAAGAGGAAACGGTATCCAACATCGGGGATGATGGCGTGTCGCAACAAGTGACGGCAAAGACAGGGGTAGCAACGGTCGAAAATATCGTTGTTCCTAACCCAGTTGCCTTGAAGCCGTTCCGGACATTTGTAGAAATCGAGCAGCCTGAGAGCGAATTCGTTTTCCGTATGAAGTCTGGACCATCTGCTACCTTGTTTGAAGCAGACGCAGGAGCTTGGAAGCTAACAGCGATTGCCCGAATCAAGGATTATCTTCAGGAGGCATTAGCAGAACAGATTAGCAGCGGGCAAGTCACGATTATTGGCTAGTTAACCAAATAGAAAAGGACTCCGTTACAGCGGAGTCCTAAAAAATACTTTGATTGGCTCCATCGTACCACAGGTAGGGTCTGGAGGAAAGAACGTTGATTAATGTAAAGGTCGATGAAAAAAATCGATTCACTCATTAGACACAATCATCATCAGAAGAGGACGGGGAGGAAACAATGATCAAAATCAATAAGCTGGAAATCGAAAACGTCAAGCGCGTCAAAGCCGTCAAAATCGAGCCTACAAGCGCAGGTCTGACGGTTCTCGGCGGGAAGAACAGTCAAGGCAAGTCGAGCGTGTTAGATGCCATCGCTTGGGGATTGGGCGGCAATAAATACCGTCCTTCCCAGCCCACACGCGAAGGATCGACTATTCCGCCGTATCTCCATATTGTCCTATCCAATGGCCTGATTGTTGAGCGTAAAGGAAAAAACAGTGATTTGAAGGTCCTTGACCCGAACGGCCAAAAGGGAGGTCAACAGCTGCTCGACAGTTTCGTTGAAGAGCTGGCGATCGATTTGCCGAAATTTATGAATTCTACGAGCAAGGAAAAGGCCAACATTCTTCTTCGCATTATCGGCGTTGGAGATAAGCTTCACGAGCTGGAACTAAAGGATAAGGAACTTTACAACCGGCGCCATACCATTGGTCAGATCGCCGATCAGAAATCCAAATTTGCCAAGGAACAGCCGTATTATCCGGATGCACCAAAAGAGCCGATTTCTGCATCGGAGATGATCTGCCAGCAGCAGGACATCCTGGCTCGCAACGGCGAGAATCAGCGTAAGCGGCAACGGTTGGCATATTTTGAGGCGGAACGTGAAGCAAAAGGAAACGAGATAGCACGCTTAGAAACTGAGCTGCTAGCTCTTAAAGAAGTGTACATGAAACTTGGCGAAGATCTAGTAATTGCACGTAAAGACGCTCTCGACCTGCACGATGAATCGACCGAAGAGCTGGAGGCCAACATTCGTCAGATCGACGAAATCAATCGCAAGGTCAGGGCGAACTTGGACAAGGACAAGGCCGAAACAGATGCCAACGACTACCGCATTCAATATGAAGCGCTGACGTCTGAGATAACGACGATTCGCCAGCAGAAAACGGACCTTCTGACGAATGCGAAATTGCCGCTTCCAGGACTGTCTGTTGAAGAGGGCGAGCTGACCTACAATGGGCAGAAGTGGGACAACATGAGCGGATCAGAACAATTGATGGTAGCTACAGCGATTGTTAGGATGCTCAAACCGAATTGCGGATTTATCTTGCTTGACAAGCTGGAGCAAATGGATCTGGAGACGCTGAACGAATTTGGTCAATGGCTGGAGCAGGAAGGGCTACAGGCCATAGCGACACGTGTCAGCACCGGTGATGAGTGCAGTATTGTCATCGAAGATGGATATGTCGTTGGGCAGGTACAGTCGCCCGAACAACCACCGGCAGAATCAAAGACGTGGAAAGCAGGTGAATTTTAACCATGCCTGCCTTTATTGATCTAACTGGCGGGCGGTTCGGTAGACTTACTGTTATCGAAAGATCAGGCACTAAAAATAAAAGAGTTTTATGGCTTTGTAAGTGTGACTGCGGAAAACCAACAGAAGTTAATTCCGGAGCTTTGCGATCAGGTAATACAAAATCATGTGGATGCATCCATTCTGAGCAATTATCTAAAAGGAATGTAGAATCATCAAAACATGCTGGACATTTAGAACGCTTGTATGGAGTTTGGCACGCGATGAAACAGCGTTGTTATGATCCTGGTCGCAAAGACTTTGAGAATTACGGAGGCAGAGGAATAGTTGTCTGCGATCAATGGAAAGATGACTATTCGGTTTTCAGAGAGTGGGCTTTGGATAATGGCTATAACGAAAATGCTGCTTACATGAAATGTACGATTGACCGTATCGATTCTAATGGACCTTATTCTCCAGATAATTGCCGATGGGTAGACGCTAAAACTCAAGCTAATAACAGAAGAAATAGTATACGAAAGGGAGTGCAATTGATTGCAAGTCATTAGTGGAAAAGTTGAGAGAGCTAAGAAGTGCTGCTTGTATGGTCCCGAGGGGATTGGGAAATCCTCTCTGGCTGCCCAGTTCCCTAATCCCATTTTTATTGATACTGAAGAATCAACCACGGAAATGAATGTTGACCGCTTGGCTAAGCCGACGAGCTGGACCATGCTCAAGCAACAAGTGGAGTGGGTGAAACAGCAGGCAGGACAATTCAAAACACTTGTCATCGATACCATTGACTGGGCTGAAATGCTTTGCGTGGAAAGCGTATGCGCCCAGCACGGCAAGAAGGGGGTTGAGGATTTCGGTTATGGCAACGGCTATGTCTACACCAAAGAGGAATTCGGTCGGTTCCTTAATCTGCTAAGCGATGTCATTGAAGCCGGCATTCATGTCGTTCTGGTGGCTCACGCTCAGATCGTGAAATTCGAACAGCCAGACGAAATGGGCGGCTATGATCGATACCAGCTCAAGCTCGGGAAAAAGACGAGTTCGCAGACCGCACCGCTCGTCAAGGAATGGGCTGACATGGTCCTGTTCATCAATTACAAGACGTTCAGCGTTGCTGTTGATGACAAAGGAAAAAAACACAAGGGGCAGGGTGGAACACGCACGATTTACGCAACGCATCATCCTGCATGGGACGCGAAAAACCGTCATGGCTTGCCAGATGAGTTTCCGATGGACTATTCCCATATTGCGCATATTTTCAATGGTTCTGGAAAAGCTCAGGCGACACCAAGTACACAGCCGTCTCAAGAACAGCGTAGCGTCGAGGAAATGCAGTATGACATTGTTAATGGCCTTCGGAACGCTATTTTGGATGAACAGAAACAGCAAGCTTGGGAGCAGATAACTGGGGGGCAGACGATGCCACAGGAGCAGCAACCTTCAGCTGAAGATGCATTGAATCTGAACATATCGCAAAATATTCCGCGATCGTTGCGGGATCTGATGGTACAACATCAGGTGTCAGAAAATGAGATTCAAATTGTGGTAAGCCAAAAAGGTTACTATCCGATGGATACACCAATCACCAATTACGATCCTGGTTTTATTGAAGGCGTTCTTGTTGGAGCATGGCCTCAAGTATACATCATGATTCAAGAAGCTAGAAAAAATTTGCCATTTTAACAACGGGAGGAATAACACATGAGCCAAATTGATAGAGAACTAAGTTGGGACGATGAGATTCAAAAGGATGGCGGGGAGTTTATCCTTCTCCCTGCAGGTGACTACAATTTTACGGTCACGAAATTTGAACGCGGTCGGTTTGCTGGCAGCGAGAAAATGCCGGCTTGCAATCAGGCAAAGCTGGAGCTGAAGATTCATTCTCCCGAACATGGCGACGTGGTCATTTTCCATAATTTGTTCCTACACACGAAGACTGAAGGTCTACTTTCCAACTTCTTCGCCGGCATCGGACAGAAGAAAAAAGGAGAGAAATTGCGCATGAACTGGCACATGGTTGTCGGTTCAAAAGGGCGCTTGAAACTGGAGGTGCGCAACTATACGCATAACGGCGAGGAGCGGTCGAACAACCAAGTGAAAAACTTTTATCCTTATGATGAACTGCCCGGAGCAACTGGACAACAGCCACCGCAATACCAGCAACAAAACCAGTATCAACAGCCGCAACAAAACCAATATCAACAACCGCAACAAAACCAATATCAGGCACCATTTCCGACAGGATCGCAACAGCAATCTGGCGGATTTGTCCCGGGAAAGTTTTAGGGGGGCATCATGGAGCTTAGACCTTACCAACAAGCGGCGCGGGACTCCATTCAGAGCGAATGGACAAACGGCGTGAAAAAGACGCTACTGGTTCTTCCAACCGGATGCGGAAAGACGATCGTATTTTCGAAGGTCATAGAAGATCGTGTAAGGCTGGGCGAGCGGGTGCTCGTCCTAGCCCATCGCGGTGAACTACTTGACCAGGCAGCCGATAAACTTGAAAAATCGACAGGTCTTAAATGTGCAACGGAAAAGGCGGAACAAACATCAGTCGGCAGTTGGTACCGAGTTGTTGTCGGCAGTGTACAAACGATGATGCGTGAAAAGCGGCTAGAGCAGTTTGACCGTAGCTTTTTCGATACGATCATCATCGACGAAGCGCATCATTGCATATCCGACAGCTACCAGCGAGTGCTGCAGTATTTTGAAGACGCTAATGTGTTGGGTGTAACGGCTACACCAGACCGTGGAGACATGCGTAATTTGGGAAACTATTTCGAGAGTTTAGCTTACGAATACACGCTTCCGAAAGCGATCAAAGAAGGATTTCTCAGCCCAATCAAAGCGCTGACAATTCCCCTTCAGCTGGATTTGTCTGCAGTCGGACAGCAGGCCGGGGACTTCAAAAGTAGCGACTTGGGTACAGCATTGGACCCGTACTTGGAATCGATCGCAGCGGAAATGTGGAGGGTAGCGCAGGATCGTAAGATCGTAGTGTTCTTGCCACTGGTCAAGACGAGTAAAAAATTTACTGATATTTTGAATTCCATCGGCTTCAAAGCGGCAGAGGTAAACGGTGAATCGCAGGATCGGGCGCAGATTTTGGAAGACTTTGATCGGGATAAATATAACGTTCTATGCAATTCCATGCTGCTTACAGAGGGCTGGGACTGCCCTAGTGTAGATTGTGTTGTTGTTCTGCGGCCAACAAAAGTCCGCAGCTTATATAGTCAGATGGTCGGGCGCGGTACCCGACTATATTCTGGAAAAACTGAATTGTTGCTCTTGGATTTCCTTTGGCATACAGAGCGTCATGAATTGTGTCATCCGGCGCACCTCATCGCAGAGAATGAGGAGGTAGCCAAAGCTATGACCAAGCAGATCGAAGAAGCGGGTATCCCGTTGGATTTGGAAGTTGTCGAGAAGCAGGCAACTGAAGATGTGGTCGCGCAGCGGGAGGAAGCGCTGGCCAAGCAACTCGCTGAAATGAAGCGCCGTAAGCGTAAGCTCGTTGATCCGCTACAGTTTGAAATGAGTATCCAGGCGGAGGACTTAGCGAGTTATGTCCCATCATTCGGCTGGGAAATGGCACCACCAAGTGAAAAACAAATTGAAACGCTCGAAAAACTCGGTATTATGCCGGATGAGATCCATAACGCTGGTAAAGCTACCAAGCTGCTCGAGCGTCTGGATAAACGCCGTGAAGAAGGTTTGACAACGCCGAAGCAAATCCGATTCCTGGAGGGACGTGGGTTCGAGCATGTCGGCACATGGTCATTTGAAAATGCAAAGAAATTGATTGACCGAATTGCTGCCAACGGGTGGAAAGTACCTGTGGGAATCAATCCCAAAGAGTATCGCGGGGAATAGACATGAGGAGGGTAATATGAACGCTCTTAAATCAGTTCAATTAATGAGCAAGTATTCCAATTGTAAGGAATGCGGTAGCGACAAAATAGACAACGGTGAAGGAACTTTGATCGTTGATAATAATATTTTCAAACGCAGTTGCAAATGTGGATGGAGCATTGAAGTGGATGAAAATGATAACAAGTTGTTAAATCTGAAGATTTCAGCCTGGGCGACTGTGGGTCCAAGAAAAATTTACGAGCTTCATGATAAAAATGATAGATTCTTCGGTTATGTCAGCGTTAATGAATTGCAGAAAATGGGCTATGTGAAGCGGATCGATCATAGCAAAAAAGCGGAAGAGTTTTTCAATACTCCCGAAGGATTGGACTGGGTTAAGAAAAACAGATTCTTCAAGGTGTTATAAGGGCTGTTTGATGGAACATTCGAATCGTGTTCTGGTTCGATAATTGAGGTGACATAAGGGAACATGCTATATGAAAGGATGATCGCTCATGGCGGTGCAGGGAGAGCATAAACTGGATCTTATCGCTTTGTTGACTTACATCGACCCTGCTTATCTGAGCTATCAGGAGTGGATAAATGTCGGCATGGCGCTGAAATATGAGGGCTATACGGCCAGCGACTGGGATGAGTGGAGCAAACGGGATGGAGGAAGATATCATCCTGGTGAATGCTTTAAAAAATGGACGACCTTCGAGGGCTCGGGCACACCGGTTACTGGTGCCACCATTACACAAATGGCAAAAGACAACGGTTGGATGCCACGCTCTACAGATCGTGAGGACCGGGAGCTTGGTTGGGACGATGAGATTGCCGGGGATTACGTGGTGGTTGATAAGAATTGGATCGAAGGCAAGGAAATCCACGAGCCGGCCATTTGGAATCCTGTACAGCAATTAACCACTTACCTAAGTACGCTTTTTGAGTCAAGCGAGAACGTTGCCTATGTTGTGGATACGTGGCAGAACGATGCGGGTAAATATTTGCCCACTAAAGGGGCATGGGACCGGACAGCCGGCGAGCTGATTCAGTTACTTAATCAATGCAACGGCGATATCGGTTCCGTACTGGGCGATTATAATCCAGAAGCCGGCGCCTGGATCAGGTTCAATCCATTGGACGGCAAGGGCGTAAAGAACGAGAACGTATCCGAATTCCGGTATGCCTTAGTCGAATCCGACACGATGGATCTGGAAAAGCAAAATGCGATCATGCGCGAGTTGGAGTTGCCGATTGCTGCACTAGTCTATAGTGGTTCCAAGAGTATCCACGCCATTGTTAAAATCGATGCAGCCAGCTATGACGAGTATCGCAAGCGTGTGGATTACCTTTATGATATATGCCGAAAAAATGGGCTGAATATTGATAATCAGAATAGAAATCCGTCTAGGTTGTCCAGGATGCCAGGCGTGGAGCGTAACGGTAAAAAGCAATTTATTATTGATACAAATATAGGGAAATCAAGCTGGGAAGAATGGCAGAACTGGATTGAGGACATCAACGACGATTTGCCCGATCCGGAAAGCCTGACAGATTATTGGGACGATATGCCGAGCTTGGCGCCACCACTGATCGGGGGCGTGCTCCGACAGGGCCATAAAATGCTGATTGCGGGGCCGTCCAAGGCAGGAAAGTCGTTCGCCTTGATTGAGCTGAGCGTTGCCATAGCTGAGGGCGAAAAGTGGCTAAGTTGGCAATGCACGCAGGGGAAAGTCTTGTATGTCAACTTGGAGCTTGATAGGGCCAGTTGCCTTCATCGCTTTCGAGATGTGTATCAGGGGTTGGAGCTGAAGCCGCAGAACATTGATAAGATCGACATCTGGAATTTGCGGGGCAAATCGGTGCCGATGGATAAGTTAGCGCCGAAGCTAATCCGGCGTGCGGCCAAGAAGAATTACATTGGGGTCATTATCGATCCGATTTACAAGGTGCTGACGGGCGACGAGAACAGCGCTGACCAAATGGCGCACTTTACCAACCAATTCGACAAGATCGCTACGGAATTAGGCGCGAGTGTCATCTACTGCCACCATCATTCTAAGGGCTCACAGGGTGGCAAGAAGTCGATGGACCGGGCCAGTGGCAGCGGTGTATTCGCCCGCGATCCAGATGCCTTGATCGACCTAGTGGAGCTAGATATAACGGAGGCTCTGCTGAAGCAAGAAGAAAACAAAGCCATTTGTGAGGTCTATCAACAGTTCTTTGAAAAATACAACCGGGGTTATCTGGAGGAGCATGTTTCTCAGGACGACCTGCTGAGTGACAGAGCGATGGAGGATCATGCCAAGCGTGCGTTATCTGAAACGATACAAGGCATGGCTAATTATGACGTTCAACAAGCGTTGAGAAGCGTCCGTATACGTTCAGCATGGCGTGTCGAGGGGACGCTCCGGGAGTATCCGAAATTCGAGCCGGTCAATATGTGGTTCCAGTATCCGGTTCATAAGGTGGATGAGGTTGGAAGCCTGAAAGACATTGAGCCAGAAGGGGAAAAACCGGCATGGCAAAAGGCGACGGATAAACGGAAAGACAAAGCAAAAAAGGAAAGTAGAAGCAAGGCAGAAAAATTCGAGGACGCCGTGAATAACTGCAAATTTGGTGAACCACCAACGGTAAAAGACATTGTGGAATGGTATTCATCGACTGGAAAAGCGGTTGCCGAACGAACAGTAAGGGATTGGGTTAAAAAATATGGCTATTTGATCGACAAAGAAAACGGAAACGTCATTGTAAAGGTTGACGGCGGCGAAGACCATGATTAATACCGCCGCATGAAAATTCGCCGTATGGTGGCGGTAATCATAAATTGATGGTGGTCGCCGCAACTGAGCATCGGCGGCAATCATAAAAATCACGGTCGCTGCCATTCATGAATTTTGCATAAATATACGGCGGCAATCATGAAATTCGTGGTCGTTGCTGTATAGCTATACGGCGGCGGCAATCACTATATTAAATATATAGGAATAAGGGAGGGGTGTATAAAACCACCCCTCCCCCTTCCCCTACATTTATTTAAAAGTCCGCCGCCGCAAAAATAGAAGAAAATGGAAGGTGCAAAGATGATCGTATGTACGAACTGCGGTGAGCTATATGAACAAGATACAGTTGACGGTCGTTGTGTGTTGTGCAGATATCCGACTGTTTTGAAACGAGATGAACCGAAACAAGAATCTGTGCCAACTGAATTTTTCATGGCGATGATTCCCCCGACCGCTACTCATCAAGAGAAGAAGGTTACTGTCGTGAATGGTAAGCCGATTTTCTATGAGCCTGACGATCTCAAAGCGGCGAGGGCGAAGTTGACAGCTCATCTCGGGAAGCATGTGCCGAAGCAAAAATACACTGGGGCTCTGCGAGTCATCGTGAAGTGGCTCTTTCCAATTCCGGAAGGAAGCAAGCATTACGACGGAGAGTGGAAAATAACCAAGCCGGATACTCACAATTTGAATAAACTCCCATTCGACATCATGACCGATTTGGGATATTGGACTGATGATGCGATTGTGGCTAGCGAAATCATCGAAAAGTTCTGGGCGAAGCTCCCAGGAATCTATATACGGATCGAAGAGGTATAGGTTATGGATTACAAAGCCTTTTACGACGATGTCGTTGGCTGGATAAATCAAGCTAACCAGGCCGCTGCTAAGTATGGGTTGCATGATGAGCAGTTCTGGACATGGGTGGTCGATTCATGCGGTGCTATAAGCAAAAAGTATCAGGATAATCGGCTGGTCATAAAACAAATGCTCATGCTTGTTGGGTGGCTTGAAGATGTGTGTGGAAACAACGCCAATGGAGGAAAGGAGCTTAAAAAATGAACACTGCATTGAGCAACGATGTTAATACTTTGGTTCAAAATCATTTGTCTTTCGTCCACTTTATCCTAAAGAAATATTATCCACGGGCAGGGTTTGACTACGATGACTTTTTTCAAATTGGATGCATCGGGCTTGTCAAGGCAGCGCAAAGGTTTGATGCGACTATGGGATTTAAATTCACTACTTACTCAGCGTACTGGATTGAAAATGAGGTCAAAAAAGCAATCCGTTGGCAAAAGGCCGTAAAGAGGACAGGGCATGTAATCTCGATGGAATCGGAAAATGAAGACGACAACGGTTCACTTGTGGATCTGCTGGCAACCTACGATTCTGTAGAAGAAGAAGTTGAAGCGAGTTTATTGTTTAATGAGCTCATCCAAAGGGAACCGGTTATTACAAAGCTGGCACTACAGGGATACAGCCAAAGGGAGATTAGCCGCAAATTAGGAATCAGCCAGACCCGCGTATATAGGAAAATGCAAGACATGAAAAAAGCTGCAGTGGCCATGTGCTAAGCCATGGTAACAAGAGCGAGATTTGTTGGCCGAGGCCGAGGTAGAAGACGTGGTGATATCCGTTTTCCGCACAATGAAGAGGACATGCTTCCTGGCGAGGTTATTACCTATAAGCTCTCGCCAGGAGAAATGACAAAGCTTTTGGAAGGAGATAAAAATGTGATGGGGGTAGCCGCTAAAAGCAAGAAGAATTTGACCAAAGATGTTTACCTGAAATTGGCCAAGCAAGGTATGATTGATTCTCACATTCGCAGGAAGTACGGAATTTCAAGTTGGACGCAGCTAAAACGGATGAAAGATGCATGGGGGATTTCTAGGGATTCGGAAAGTAAAACATCCCCGAAGGATAAAGCTCCTACGGGTATTTCACTCGAACAGATTATGACTCGATTGGATGAAATGGTTGCCGGACAAGCAGAAATAAAAAAGCAGCTGAATGGGATCTGGGAAATCCTCACGCAGCTGACAAAAGAAAATAAACCTAATAGTCAGTATAGCCAAAATGAGAATGAAAAGTCTAACGGTGATGATTCAATCGTGCTGATCCGAAAGCTGTTGAAAGAATTATTGTAGTGAGGAGGATATCGTAGTGTCGCCTATGGAACAATTACTCATCATCGCACCACGACTTCCTTCTCCAGTCTTAGAGGACATTTATCGACGGATTACCGACTGGTTAGCGAGCGGAGGTAGCGAAGATGATCCATACATCGAACAACAGTTACGTTATGCGCAACGTTTTGTGAGAGCGTGATGGTCACACATTTAATGCCTGTTGAACAGGGAGGAATAGGATGAGAGTTCATCTATACACAACTTGGCTGAACGTGTGTAAATACGAGCAAGGATACCCAATCAAGTGTTGGTCACGAAAAGAAGAGATGCCCCATTTTGAAAGAGAAAGTCGAATGCACATTGATGTAGCATCTACCGAGATTGTCGGGAACGGCGGGGATTCAAGTAGTGTGATTGTTAGGAAAAGGAACCAAGGAGGATTTTAAAATGGGAGCTTATGATACACGGACAGAAAAGTGCCCTTATTGTGGAACTGAGTGTGAAGCTGATTGGGTGGATGTTGGCGTAGGTCTGGTTCAATGTGGACCATTCCATTGTGAAAATTGCCATGCAAGTGAGATAGGGCCAGAGATAAAGAAATGGTATGTTTACGACTTTGAGGAGGATAAAGCGATCTGGAAGGAGGGACACCCTTTCTCTGAAAAGGAGATTGAGACAGGGTGGTACGATCCTAAAAGCAAGAAAGTTTCCCCTTATGCAAATACGGTTAATGGCAAACTTGTAGATCATGAAACAGCACGAGTCGCTTACAAATTGGGGTTACTGGATGAAAAGCAGATTTAACAAACTATTACCTTTGAAAATATAGGAGGATTATGCGATGAGTGTAAAACTGAGTGTTTCCGAAGGACTAAAACGTGTTGAGTTGGAATTGCCGAAAGCGAATAACCTACAGGTGTTGAATATGATCCATGGGTTGTTTGGGTTCCTAGGTCACGAAATAAAAACTGGTATGCTGGTAGCTCCACAAAGCTTGAGCCATACCCCGGAGGTCGTTGTATCGAAAAGGTCCGAGGAAAACGTGTCTGGTGATGACGATAAAGGGAATAGTAACATTATTCCGAAAGTTGTAGAAGACCCAATAGTCGATTTTAAAGAGGACACCAAAGTTGAATCAAAGGGACAAGCTGGCCGCTCCAAACAACTTCCGTATGTAAATAGTGAGTACACTATGACGCAATCTTTGGGGAAGTGCTTGGCCCGCTCCTAGGACTTTCAGCTGAGGTCGGATCTGAAAACTCTCAGGATTCTCAGAATGCTAACTCCTATATGGCCTCAGAAGAAAAATCTCTTATTGATCCCACTAAGCAATACTCAGGCATTATTTACAACAATGGTGTTCCCCAGTACCAGACGTATGTCTACTGCAAAAACTTGAAATGCGGTCAGCGCATAAAGGTGTTCGTCAAAGAAACCCAGCACTCTGTTTACTGCCCAGCATGCGATACCAAGCATATCCGACGGGACGCTACGAAGGGAGGATTCCCTGAGCAAGACGATTTCGGGAATTACTTCAAAGCAGATCGTCTGTGGGTAGAGAACCATAAATCACATCAAGAAAGAATCAAAAGCCCGTTGAGGTAATGAGGAATATGACCAACGCTTGGGATTTTGAATTACAGGCCGGAGGGGAAGACATCATGAAGGTTGCAAAAATTCGGAAAGGTACATCCAGCATGTCGAGTCAGAATTATATTCCTATCATGAAACACGAAAAGAAATCGTGCGACTGA